GCTGGATTCCAAAAGAACAGATTGCCGTTTGATGCGATGCCCAAAAGGTCGAAGTCGTAATCAAGCGTTACTAGATCACCATCATCGCCAACATCGCCAAGGATCGTGATCGTACCAGTTGGGCCGACAATGACCAACTTGGAACCCATCACCCGATAGCAAACGCCACGCCAATTGATGCCGCCGCGATCAACGCCAGGGCCTGTTCCGTTAGCAATCAAGCCGTCAGCAGGACGCAGAAAGCCCTCGCTGATCCCGTTAGTTTTGGGAACAGGGATAAAGTTTACCGGATATGACGTGCGAAAGTCAGGCCCGCTATCCGTGTAAATTCCGTTGAGAATCGCAATTTGAGTCACAGCTAGGCCCTATATTGATTGAGATTACGGGCAATTACAAAATTCCTGATCACGTTGAAAGCGTTTGCAACTGAGTGTTGGCCAGTCTTCGATTGAAATATCTGATAGCTCGTATGTGACCGTTAAATTGCTGCCCACCTCCAACATTGCATCCAATACCCAACAATGTTGGTGTTCCATATGTGCTGCCAGCATCCGTTAGCGGGACGCTTCCGCCCAAACTTGCCGCATTGTTCGCCGCCCTATAAGCCGCTGCGGACTTAAATTGCAAATTTGCTGCGGTCACTCCAAATGAACTAAAGGTGGAACTTCCGATATTCCAACCGAGAGAGATACTGCCCCCTCCGCGTACCATGCGCAAAGTGCCGCTAAGCTCTATCGCATGTTCAGCAACCGCAGCCGATGTTGTCCGAGGCGATGTGATTCCCTCGACAACAAACGTTCCCTCATTCTGATTATACCAACTAGAAAAGTTTGCGCCTGTTATGGTCGCAACATCGCCGCTGCGCGACGCTAGGATTCCGGTAGTAGGAATAAAGCTTGTTGCAAACGCGCCGACTTCAAGCTGGGCAAATTGAACCGTCCCAGAAACGGTCAAAAGAAGTGCGCCGATTCCAGGTGTAAACGTCAACACCCTGCGTGCCGGGAATGCCCCAGTCCCTGTAACTGTGGCACTATGCGCGCCAGTAAGCGTGATTGTCCCTGTGCCATAAAAACTCAGCGTGTAAACAACGGCGGATACAGTAACGCTTTGCGTTGACAGATTCACACCACTTAAAAGGCTATTTAGAAGTACGTTTGAGCGCGTTTCTTCAAGAAGCAATCCGCGGGGCTGAAGAGTCACTGGATCATAGTCAAATCTAGGGGCATTGACAGCAGCACTTTGCATTACTCCGCTGCTATCAATAACTGTAGCTGCTGAACTGCGCGCAAATGTAATTCGGCTATCTAGTACAGGGGAGGCGGCGAAATTAAGGTCAAGCGTAGGCACGCCGAGAATCAGCGGACTCCAGCGACTGACGTGTCCAGCGCCACGACCTCCCCAATGGACAGACATTAGAGGCCCACACCTGGGGTGAAGTAAACGATTCCAGTGGCACCAGCGGCGATAGCAGCAATGTAAAGATTGCCAGCAGCATCAGGCGAGAAGGTCAGAACCTCATGCACTCCGGGGCCTATTGGAAAACCAGTTGTTGTGGTAGCCGTAACCGTTGCGCCGCCACTATTAAGCCAAACGGTAGCCGTGCCATTGTTCACAATGCGAACAGTGATTGGACCATTGCGGTTTTCAACCAGAACGTTCTGAGAGGTTCCAGAAACGTTTATATTCGTTGTTCCGCCTGGAATAGGTGAAAATGAACGAGCTATCATAGCTATACTCCTATATTCGCAATCTAACACAACATTGGCGCGGCGTCACCACTGCACTATTACCATTTAACTTTGTCAGCCCAGAAGGCCGCACTCATCTTGCCCTTGGCGATGTTCTTTGCGTGCCGAGCCTTAAAAGATGCGCGCTTCTTTTTCATAGCTTCAGACTCACCCTTCTTGGGCTTGCCAGCAGTCTTCGCGCCCTGCTCACCAAAGCGGATCGTCTTAATCGTATCACCTTCCTTGGCGACAACGATATGCGACTTCTTCGGATGGTCGGGCGTGCGCTTGGGCTTATTGAAAGCCGAAACACCAGCACGGGCGAGGCGGCTATCTTTTTTCAATTAGCCGACTTTCCAGACAGCGCCATCGCTATAAACGGGAACTTTGTTTGAACCACCACCAGCAACGGTTGCACCGAAGGTTGCAGTGCTGCCATCAGTGATGAATGCACGACCACCAGTCAGGCCAACAGCGTTAGGAAGCTGCGCAAAGGTCGAAGGCGTGGTCTGCACGGTATTGCAAACAACGCCGTCCAAATTGGCTTCGATATATTCAATCAGCGTGGTGATTGATGCGCGGCGGCTATCACCCTGATCGGGAACCCACAGAACGACATTGTTACCGCCTGAGACCTGCGTGATCAGCGGAAGCTGGTTAATAGTCGGCATTGATTAACTCCATTCAATAGGGCCATCCGGCCCAGCATCCACAGGATCGACAGGCGGATAAACGTAAGGATTGTCCCAGCGCCACGGCTTGTTACCCTGACCAATCGGCATGGTTTCAGGCAATTGTTTCTCAAGCGGGAATGCAGCACGTTGCAAGAGAATGTTATAGGCATTCTTTGCCATGACTTTTGTATCGGGCGAGACGGTCTTGCCGTAGCCTGGGGCAATGCGGATAGCGAGGTTAGTGATAACCGCTTCCCATGCGCTGTCAGGCGTGCCGGTCTCTGTGTCCAGATCGCTGTCTTGCGGACTGCTGGCAATGGGATAGCCGAGGCGCACGCCCTGTGCGTTCCATTCCATCATCATAGCATCCAAACGCCGTAGTGCGCTCTCAAGCTGTTCAGGCGAGAGATCGAAGACGTAATCTGCTAGCCCTATTTCCTCAAAGGCCGCAGTCACGAACTGACGCTTGGTATAGCCCACTATCAATCCTCCAATGCAGCGGCGATCCGCTCGGCAAGCTTCATATCAGATGTTCGCGCATTAAACGAGACACCAAGTTCTTTCGCCTTGGATTCTAGTTCATCGCGGGTCGGATCTGAAACTTCGTCGATAGCGTCCTCAAACGCTTCAGCGGCTTCGATAACCTTGGCAGCCTTCTTACCGCCCAGAGCCTCTTCATAGGACGGAAACCAGCCTTTAGCGGTCAATACGTCAAATGCTTCCTGATCGGCAGCGCCTCTTGTGTCATAAGTTCCGCCACGCGGCATTTTGAATGGGCCGGGAACGCGAAACATGATCGTAGGAAAGTCAGTCATTTCTTTTTCCGCTTCGGAGCCTTGCTTGGCTTGCCTGCTTTCATAGCGGCATCGCGGGCAACGTTGAGAGCAATGGCAATGGCCTGCTTTTTCGGGCGGCCAGCCTTTTCTTCCATCTTGATGTTCTTGCCGATGCTAGTCCGGCTGTAACCTTTTTTAAGCGGCATGAATTATCTCCCTAGGAAGGTCGGGGGGGATGACTTCCAAATCCCCCCCCTCCCAATTAGACTTACGTCTGGTTGAAAAGCAGAATGCCTGCCATTTCAGGGTTTGTACACACAACGCCGTAGAGCGTATCGAGCGTGTAAAGCGTCTGGAAGGTCAGCGGATCGAACTTCTTGGTCATGACCAGTTCGATGCCCTGATCGGTCGAAGCGCGCAGAACGTCCACGCCAGCACCATCAGGAACAGCGTAACGGCCCGGAAGCAGTTCGATCGAATTCTTGTGCCAGAACGGGTTGATGTTCGAAGCAGCGATGTTCTTGAAGACGATCGGAGCAGTTGCCGAAGTCGATGCAACGAACACGTTCTGATACTGAAGTTCAGCATCGGTCGGGGACGAGTTTGCACCAATGATCGGCGGGCTGATCGTCATGGTCGTGCCGCTATCAACCGAGATAACGCGGAACGTCTTAAGCTGTCCCGTGCTACGCTTGGTGATGTGGTGAACCGCTTCGATGCCGGTGATTTCAAACGAGTCGCCAGCAGTGATGCCGGTGGTCGAAGAAACAGTAACCTGCTGATAGCGGTTGTCCACGTTGAGAACGCCAGCAACGCTGGTCGTGGTTGCCTGCGGAACGTAACGAACCTGAGCGCCGTTGGTGGCGATGGTACGGCTTGCCGAGTTGTCAGCGCAACGGTTGGCATAGTCGAGCTTGTAGGTCTCGAAGCCAGCCACGGGGCCAACATACGAACGCTCGTAAGCGTTAGCCGACTTAGTGCCGGTGAACGAACGAGTCGCCACAGCCAAGTTGCCAGCCATGCCGTTGTAATCGCGGCTCGACAGAGCGAGGTAACGATCACCAGCCATGACACCCTGTTCGTTCATGATGCTATCGCACAGAGCAATGTCATCATAATCGCCAGCGGGGGTTGCAACAGAAACAACGAGCGTACCCTGTGCCGAAGCAACGTCCATAACCGACAGGTTAATGTCCGAAGCAAGCTTCTGCTTTGCAGCATCGCCCAGGCGACCTTCCTGCAATGCGTCACGCAGTTCCAGAGCGTCCATCTGCCAAGCCGAGCACTGGCTGAAGCCGAGGGTCGAAGGAACCGAAAGCTGCGTCATGTTCTGAATGTCGCTTGCAATCGTGGTGCCGACAGTACGGCTGAACGACTGAGCGATGTAGGGCTGCGGACGCCAGATGGTGTCACGAGCGCGTTCCATCGTCACGCCGTTGGTGTTGTATACGTTGATGTTCTTCGAGAGAATCAGCGCATCGTTGAAGCCTTCGAGGATGTTTTCAAAGGCGACAATTTCTTCTTTTGAAAAGGCGTTAGCCATTGTCTTAACTCCAAATTAGGTTTTCTTGCCGCGCTTATAGGCCATGACCTTTGATAGATCGCCGGTCTTAAGAGCCTCTTCACGCAAGCGTTCAAGGGTGGAATCCACACTGCCTGAAATGCGTCCGCCTCCAGTGGAGATGGTGCGTTCAGGTGATGCGGCTGCTTTACGGTTCGTTACTTTCAACTGAGTCTCCAGTTTCGCTACCGCAAAGGCGAACTTCACGGGGTCAGTAATGGAAGAAAGTTCCTTGGCCTTAGCTGCGTTCTTGCCAATTGCGTAAACGAGCAAAGCTGGATTGTCGGAGCCTTGAAGCACAATCCCTTGCTGCGTGATGTTGAAGGTATCCAGAGCCGTAGCTTCTGCATCTTCATAATCGCGCACCCTGAGAGTGGCTTTGGCCTTTTCATAGTCTTCGAGCTTCTTCTGCCATGCTGCGGACTCTGCCTCTTGGGCTTCTCGCTGGCTGGCTTCGGCTTGATCGGCTTCGCGCTTGCGCTCATACCAATTAGCTATTTCTTGCTCGAAAACGTCTGAATCGTAATCGCATCCTTCAAGCGTAGGCTTTGCACCTAATACGACCGGCTTGTTCTCAGTCGCACTTGTGGTCAGCTTGGCTTCGAGTTCACGGATGCGCTTATCCTTTTCCCGATTTGCCTTTCGCAATTCGCGCACCCATGCAGGCGCTTTGGTTTCTTCCTGTTGAGGCGGCGCTTCCTCACCAATGGAAATTACGACTTCATCCTCATCTTCAGTCTCAACATCGTCAGCGGCGGTATCGGTCTCACCAGCGTCAAAAGCTTCCTGATCAATTTCGATGACTTCATCAATCTCCGTGTCTGCCATATTCATAAGTTACCCCATTAACTCATCCGAATTGCGCGGCGGATGGAACCGCATTCATTTGTGGCTGGAGTGCAGCCCCAATCTTTTCTGCCGTCTCGATAGCCGACTTGCGCTGGTCAATGTCGATGTTCGAGATGGTCTCTGCTGTCTTGGCGCGGGTTTCTTCCGTGCGCGCCAAGCTATATTCTGTATCGGCCTGAGCCTTCCGTGCCAAAGCCTGAGCCTTTTCAGCCTCAGCCATTAGGAACATTGACTGCGGGTCAGGCTGTTGTCCCTGCATCATCATGGCTTCCATCATCTGGCGCTGTTCTTCCTCGGTGGGCTTGACAACGCCCATCTGAACGAGCTTCTTGCGGAAGAAGTCCTTAATGTCAGAGATGCCTTCACCGTCCATGTTCATAATCGCCATGGACTGAAGGATCATCTGTGTTTCAGGATCGCTTGTAACCTGCATCATGCCCGTCAGCGAACGGACGGTGGATTCGCGGCGACTGGTGAACGATGGGCCAACATCGACAGCAACGTCAAAGTTCGCTTGGCTTAGATCATTCTCATAAACCAATTCGCCAGTTTCAGCATCAATGGTCGGCTTCATCATCTCGATGGATTCAACCTGTTCCATCGCGCCGATTGACTTCATCTTACGCCCTTCTTCGACGTAAATGTCCTTAGCCATCGACAACCATATCTCACCGCAGCGGCGCATAGCTTTCGCCATGTTGGTCATGTAGATGAATGACTGCATGTCCAAGCGGGTCTGGATCATCTCAACAGCTTTACCGCTGATGTTGCTGACCATCTTGTCCGCTTGCTGGTTGTTGCCGAGGATCTCAGCCATATCCTGCTCGGTCAACTGCAAGAGCGCAGCCATCGCCGGAGGAATGTCGGAAGACTTGGTATAAGCAACAGGGCCAGCGGCTTGCGTCTCACCATTCGGGCCGGTGATCGGATTGACCAGCAGATAGGGATAATTACGGATATTATCCTCTGCCCACATCACTTGGTGACCAGCGACCTGGTCAGGAACGAGGATCGGCTTTTCAACGGATGAAAGCGCACTGATCTCACCCAGTTTTGAAAGCTGCATGTTCTTCAAGCGCTGCGGATCTTTGGCTAGGCGGACATGGCCCATGCAACGCTCGACGTTATCAACGAACCAACGCTTGCCGTAATAGGGAACAATCGGGATGTTCTTGCCTGCGATGTAGCCAGCATCTTCAAG